TCGAGGACCAATCGGAAGTTTGCCAAAACGCACTTTCCTAAGGTCAAAAGACAACTAGATAAGGTTGTCAGCTCTTTGATAGGTACAATAAAGAAAGTTGGAGCCAGACAAGCTCAGACAAGACTAAGGACACAGCTTTGGAATGATGAGCTCTATAAACCAATAGAGGCCATCTACAAGCAAGTAGGTCTCTACCATGCCAACCAGATGTATAAGCTAATCCGTAGGGAAGCTAACCAGAAAGGGATAGGCAGAGATGAGCAGTGGACTAGGTTTATCATGGATGAGCTAGAAAGGACCTTGCTCCAGTTTGCGGTAGTCAAGACCTCAGAGACACTTAGAAACCATTTACTACTCGTTTTACAGAATGCTATCATAAAAGAGCAAACCGTAGATGAGATAGTAAAGATTCTACAAGACTCAGGGTTTACAGCCATGCAAGCCGAAAGGATTGTGAGAACGGAGGTAGGTCGGGCAGCCAACACTGGGATAAAGGCAGCAGCCGAGTCTTTTGACTACGCAATGGTCAAAGAATGGATTGCCTTTAGAGATTCAAGGACCAGAGGTTTTAAGCCAGAGCAACCCAAAGACCATTTTAACATGGATGGTCAGGTGGTTGACTTTTATGACAACTTTGTCGATCCTAGAAGCGGAGAGAATATAGAATATCCTCTAGCTCCGGGTGGCTCAGCAGCGATGGTCATAAATTGCAGATGCTCTTATATTGTTGTACCTAAAAGAGATAGTAGAGGCAGACTAATAAACAGGGGAGGTGCTTGATCGACTACGGTCAATACTGCGGAATAATGAAACAATAACCAGGGTCAACCCTCCCAAAATATTGAATATGAAAAGATACTTTGAACAAAAGACAGTAAGCAACTCAGTGCAGGATGTTAGCACTACCACCAGAAAGGTAAAGGTAGCTATCAGCCAGATGGGCAGCAAGGACTTTGACAATGATGTTATCGACCACAATGCCTACACTAAGACACTAACAGAAAGAGGTCCTAAAGGTGCTAACCTTATTTGGCATTTAACAGACCACAATCCTAGTCTTAAATCAGCCATTGGCAAGTTCTCTGAGCTGTATGTAGAAAAGGACTATCTGGTAGGAATTACCGATGTGCCTAACACTACATGGGGCAACGATGTCCTAGAGTTCTACAAGTCTGGTCATATTAACCAGCACTCAGTAGGCTTTAGAACTATCAAGCAAGAAAACCAGAAAAGTGTAGAGGGTGAGTACAATCTTATCAAAGAGATTTTACTTTTTGAGGGTTCGGCAGTCCTTTGGGGTGCTAACATGAACACACCTACTTTAGAGGTGGGCAAGTCATTGACTAGTCAAGATATTCTTGACAACCATGCTAAACTTAGCAAAGAGCTGAGCATGCTCTTAAAGTCATTGAAAGATGGCCGCTTCTCTGATGATGCTTTCGAGTTTATCGAGATCAGGGTCGCACAAATAAACGAGGCAATTAAATCACTTATTTCAATAGATACCACTCCTAAAGAGGAGCAACCCGCTGAGGCAGTTGCAGAGACTAAGGAGCCGGAGGTTGATTTAAGCGGATTGAAGCATAACTTAAATAACTTATTAACTAAATTAAATTCCTAACAATGGAAGAATTGAAAAGCATCGAGACTGCAGTAAAATCAGCTACTGAGTCTGTTGAAAAGATGAAAGCCGCCAATGAGGCTGCTATCGCTGATGTAAAAAATGATGTAGCCGAAGTAAAGGCTGCTGTGGTAACTATGGATGAGTCTGCTAAGAAGAACCAAGCTGCCCTCGACCAACTTATCGCTGAGAAAGCTGCCAAGAAAGTCGATAACAAGACTAAGTCTTTTGGTGATGCCTTTGCTGAGCAAATGGCTGAGGCTTTTGAAGCTAAGCAAGCTGAAATCAAAGAGTTCCAAAAGAACAAGAATGCCAAGCTGACTATTGACCTTAAAGCTGTCGGCACAATGACTTTGGGTAACAACCTGTCAGGTGATGGTGTTGCTACTTACAATCAACGTCAAGGTCTCGTTCCTGCTCAGAAGATTAACTTCCGCGACCTTATCCCTACTGCTGTATCTCCAACCGGACTTTATGTAACCTATCGTGAGACTGGTACTGAGGGTTCAATCGGTATTCAGACTGAGGGCAATGCAAAGAGCCAGATTGACTACGACCTGACTGAGGTAAAGGTAGTATCTGACTATATCGCTGGTTTTGCTCGTTTCTCTAAGCAGATGATGTTCCAACTGCCTTTCTTACAGAACACCCTCCAGAGAATGCTGCTGCGTGATTTCTACAAGAAAGAGAACAGCACATTCTTTACTGCTGTGTCAAATGCCGCTACTGGTTCTACTACTACCTCTGCTACTGTTGATGCTGAGCAACTGGTTGACTGGATTGCCAACCAATTGGATGCCAACTTCGACGCTTCTTTTGCTTTAGTATCTTATGCTCAGTGGGCTGACTTGTTAAAGACTAAGCCAACTGACTACTCTGTTCCTGGTGGTTTCGTAATCGATGCCAATGGTAATGTCCGTATCGCTGGTGTACCTGTAATCGGTGCTTCATGGGTTACTAACGACAAAGCCCTTATCATCGATGCTAACTACCTTGAGCGTGTTGAGACCGAAGGATTGCGTGTAGAGTTTAGCTACGAAGATAGCGACAACTTCCAGCGCAACTTGGTAACTGCTCGTGTTGAATGTTTTGAAGACATCAACATCATGAGAACAGATGCCATGATCTACGGATCATTCTAAATAGGTGCTGTGGTTTGATGTGGTGGGGCCGGTTTCGGCTGGCCCCTTTTTTTAATAAATCTCTATGCTGTACAACTTACTTATCGACTGGGATGACCAAACCAATGAATCTGGCATCAATGAGCCTTTAACTGTCGAGGAGGTTAAAAACTATCTCAGACTAGAAGGGTTTATCGATCAGTCAGATAGCATACCATCCGACTTTAACGATGATGATGCTATTATAGAAACATTGATTCGGTCTGCTAGAGAGAGGATTGAGGAGTTTACTGGCCTGAGCTTAATCCCTAAAATATGGGAGATTGAATTCACTAACTTGGCTGGTGGCTTTGAGATTCCGTTTGGTCCAGTTACTACCATCATTAACGTAAAAGATGATGAGGGGGATAGTATTAGTACAGATGACTTTGAGGTGTCCTTAAATGGCAGAATCCTAAAATGGCCTAAGTATGAAAATATGACCATGCTTTACGAGGCTGGTTATGTTAGCTTACCTAAAGGCTTAAAGGATGCCATGTACAAAGAGGTCGCTTACAGGTATATCAATAGAGGGGATGAGAATGTCGATGGCATGAGCCGCGAGGCCATGAATCTGGCAAGTAGATATAAAACTACAAACTGGTTAGGATGATAGGTAACCTTAAGCCCATAAAGCTGTTGAAATATACCCAGACCATTGACTCTAATGGGGATGCTACTGAAACGGTAGCAACAACCTATAAGATGTGGGCTGAGGTAGAGGATGGCGGTGGGTCTAGGAGTCAAGGGGATGGTAGAACAGAGATGTCAGATACTAAGACCTTTAGGATTCCTTTTAGGGGTTACAATATCACACCTGACTACCGAATAGAGTACTTTGGACAGACCTACTCAATAGGTAGTGTCCGTAGGATTGATGAAAAACGATTTAACTGGGAGATAACTGGATTAGCAATATTTGAGCTTGATTAAGGTAACAACCATAGGATTTGACAAATTATCTGGTCGATTAAATTCGGCTAGTAAAGCCATGAAAGATGAGGTACAAGCCGAAGTCGAGGCTAGTGCTATGGAGTTTGTTGCTTTAGCTAAAAGAGACTTAGCTGGTCAAGGTGGAGACAGAGGTACATTGCTTAGGTCTATATCTTACAAAAGAGAAACACCATACAGCTATATGGTATCTGCTAATGCCTCTTATGCTCCTTATATTGAGTTTGGTACAAAGAGAAAGTTTAAGCCTTACCCCGGTACTGAGGAGTACGCTGCTCAGTTCAAAGGGGGCGAGAAAAAAGGCGATTGGATTGAGATGCTTATGTCTATTTACTCTTGGGTAAAACGCAAGGGAATAGGGGTAACATACAATGTAAAGACTAAAAGAAAGAACAGACAAACTAAAGACCAACGATTGAGCATTGCTTTTGCAATTACAATGAGTATTCTAAAGAATGGTATCAGTCCAAAGCCATTTTTTTACAAGCAGATACCTATTGTGCAAAAATCACTAACACAACGTATAAACCGCATACTAAGTGGCATTTAAGACTGCACTATACGACCTAAAGACAGAATGGTACAAAGCCCTCGATGGGGTTATCTCTGTGCCAGTCTATAAGGATGCAGTGCCTCTTAATCAGAATGGCAACTATGTACTTATCAGGTCAGAGGGTAGTACCCAGACAGACCTCAACAACTCTGCATTTTTTCAATCTGCTGTTATTGTAGTGGATATATTAACAAAATTCGCTACTTTAGGAAACAGTAAGATTGCTTACGATATAGCCCAAGAGATCTACGATGAGATAATACTCAGTCCTAACTCTTTTGGCATAACCATACCAGACCACCAGATTACACAGATAACGATTCAATC